GGCTTTCGTTTTCTCGATTTCTTGCACTTTCCCAAATGAAAATATTTTGCACTTTATTATTGACAAAGTAAAAAACGTGTGGTATAATGAATATAGAAATTAAGAAAGGAAGTAAAAACAATGAGCATGAACATCACTAACAACATAATGGAAGCAATCGCTTCATACATGGACGATGAAATTAGAGAGAGGATGCACTTTGAACTAGCACCTTGCTCAAACGAGGCATTCATCAGACGTTACTGTGAATACGACACAGGCTTTGAAGACAACATATTAAAAAAGGAGTTTGGTTTATGCTTATGATGGATAAAAGGCGCAAGCCACACCACATAGCTTTAGACAATGAAGCATTTTATGCAAAGTGTGAAAAAACATCATTGACAGATAATGCAACAGAAGCATTCAAGCGCAAGCCGTATCAAGAGGACGTATACCAGTATTATAAAAGGAGATTAAAAAATGCACATAGTAATAGTTGACAGGTTAACAAGAATCAAACTCGACGAAAGAAACGATATTGTCGAAATAACATTTATTGAGGAGCAAAACAATTACATCTTACGAACTAGAAACAATCTAGAAATACAAATCAACAAAGCTTTATATAAAATAGTGATAAAATAAGGTGTGCACACGCACACCTTATTTTTATGAAATATCGAATCTAGGAATAGCTGGCAACCCAATATCTCCGATACCTCTAATAGCAACAGCATTTTTGCTTGAGAACCCTCTGCCAACAGCACTAGTAGCTGCTTTTATTGCACTAACAAAATCAGTGATATTTTTTGTGCTAACTTCCGTGAAAACGTCACCTTTTCTATACACCACGTCGCCTTGATTGAAAACAAATGCGTTTTTAGTTGGATTGATATTATAATAATACATTAGCCCGATACCGCTAGCAATATCAAAATGCTGAAACCTAAGATTTCCGCCTGCTGTCAATCCGCCAGTAATTATTTTGCCCATGCTTGAAAATGTAAATACACCGTTAAATCTATCTAGTAAACTTGAGGAAGAATCACCGACTGAATAAGGGTACTCTGGAAAACTAATAGCTTTTGTTACGGTATAATCGCCACTCGTTTCGTTATCTGTGTATAATGGGTGGGAATAGTCTAAGCATGCGCCAGTTATTTCGGAGCCAAACGGTGAAGTATTTATAATTTTATCATCTGTCGATAAAAAGAATACCTTTCCTGCGATATTGGTAAGGTAGAAGCCGTTACCAGTATCAAGGTGCACCCTCGTAATGCCTTCTAGTTCACCAGCTGATTTTGGCAACATGATGTCTTTAAAATGTGCACCGTTCCACCCTAAAACACGAATGAAGTTGTTAGCATATTTATTAATAAAATCAGTAGTAGAACAAAGTGTATATATAAATTTGTCACCGGCAGACATTTCTTGCACAGCGGAAGATCCTTTAGAAATAGGCCTAATTCTAAAACACTGTAAAAACTCGTTGTTAAAAGCGCTATTTTTTGCATAAATTATGGGCGCAACGGTTGAGCCAACGGGATTCAAAGCGCACAATTTTCCATTGGCTGAAAATGCACAACTTGACAGTTTAACGCCAGTAAAACTAACTTTTTTACGCACGGATAATGTGTCACTATTTATAAGGTAAATAGCATTTGTCATAGAATCACACATAGCCAACTCATTTCCATAAGCTGTAAGACCGTTGCCGTGTATGTTTACACCAATGCCCACAGTTTTAATCGGTGTCGGGTTCGGCAAGTTGTATTGCGATAAAAACATAGTGTCCGTATCTGAATAGTGGTGCAACACATATAAAAAATTGTTAAAATACTCGGTACCCTGCACCGTGTGTCCCTTGGGGATTTCTAAAGAGCAAACTTCTTTAAATTCTTTGTAGTCACCCGAAATAGAAGGCAATGTATTATAGAGTAAATTCACCATCTCGTCAAATCTTCCTGCGCTCAGCAACTCGTCAATTTTATTATTAATTTCATCTTGCAAGTTTAAGTTTTTAAAATATTCATCTACAAAATATTTTAACTCTGTGAATTTTTTAGACAGTTCATCCACAGAGCCGTTGGTTTTTAAAGTATTTTCTACTACCTCTTTAACCACGCCAAAAAGGTAGTATAGTTGCTCTTGCAAGCTTGTTCCGTGGCAAGTGTTGAAAACACTTTCCACAGCGTACCCATGGCATTCGCGCCATGTTTCAATATCCGCAATAATTCCGTTTAATTTGTTATTCATTTAATCTCCTTTCTAGTTCCACAACCCCATAAAAAGATGTGAGCATTCATCAACCAATTCTTTGTTGATATTAATAACATTTTCTTTAAATTCGGATATAATTTTTGAAGGTGTTACACCTGCATACCCTTTTGTTTCCCCCAACACGTTGTTAGTACTTTCGTTATCATTCATCGTTTTACCGTTTGAGGTTGTATTATCATCTGACACAGATTCCCCTCTACTCATTGAACTAGCATAGTCTTGGGTCTGTATTGTAATGTTAGGGTTATCACTGATAATGTTTTGAGTATCTGTCTTTGTTTTGCTAACACTCGTGTCGGTGTTGGTAGATGTCTGCGTGCCAGTGTATTGTTCCGCACTACTTTCTATTAGGTTGTGCGTGCTTAAATAATCAACGTTTTTTGACACTACCTTATACTTTTCTTTGTACACATGCATAATACTTTTTAATACTTTAGAGAGATTTAGTTGGAAAAGTTCGTAAGTTTCAAAACCTATTTGCTGTGTATAATAAGTTTCCAAAAATAGTATCTTAAAATCATTCAAACCATTTCCGTCCTCAGCATACCACGGAAAATCAAAGTCAAAAAACTTTTCTGCACCTTGTTCTATGATTTTGTCAAACCTCACATTTGTTTGAGGGGACGAAAAAGACCGTAAAATATCGCACACTCTTACAGTATACTTAGTCATTTTCAACAGCCCCCTCTCTCAAAAATGCCTTGATGTCTAATTCACGATAATTTACCGTTGCGTTAAAACCGTACATTCTGTTAAAAGCTCCAATAGCTCTTTTCCTCGTTGCCAACTCCGTTGCCCTATGCAATGCTATCTCACCATTATTGCCGTCTGTTTCAGAAGACACAAGCCGTTCGGGTTTCTCGACTGCGCTGTTGTCGATCCCTAAATCTGTCAAAGCTTGACATTTCACTCTCACAAATTCTTCTTCCAACTCTCGCAAATAGCTTTTTGCCCCTAGGTCTAAACATTTTATTCTGTCTAGGTCAACAGTGTCCCTAACTTTAATAACTGGTACGTTATTGTCTAACTGTTCACCAAGGTTTTGGTACGTTAAAAGCATATCGTCGGGGGAAGCAATGACAACTGGCGTTCGCATTGCTCGCAAGTTTACACCGATAGTTCGCCATATTTCAGCTAGACGTTTTGCATAAAACTCACAAATATATGCACTTGGCATTGAGTCGGGATTGTTTTTAATCAAAATACTATTGTTTTTATTGTACGTTTTTAGATAACCAGTACTAGCAAAAGCTTGTCTATCCATAGGTGTATTGTAAATATCAATTTCACCCGATAGGGTAACTTTCATAAACGCAAAACGATTTAACACATCGTCTTTAAACAATACACCTTTACCGTTATAAAATAACACTTGCTCAATGTAAAAAGTTTCAATTTCTTTTGGTAAACCGTTATAAGCAAATCTACCGCAAGCTAAAGACTTTAATTTATTAAAAAAGTAAAATTCGGTGTAGTCTGATAACACGATTTTCTTATCCTCAAACGCCCTAAATGGATGGCGCATCCACGTCACTCCTTTCTTTTTTTTAGCTGTTGTCAAGCCCATAGTTTCCAACGTCGTCTGTATGCCATAGAGTCACCCCATTATCGAAAATAGTTCTAAGCTGTGCCAGCTGTGCGAGGTCTGCGTTGCCACTGATGCCGCAATCTAGTGTTTTTACAAAATTCCAACTTGCCCTACCTTTTAAGTTAGGCTGTTTGACTCTCTTTGTTGCATATCCGTACATATCAAAATAGCTGTCTATGCTTTGGGCAACCTCTGCGCTAGACGACATAAGGTATAAGTTAAACCCTTGTCTATCGAATGCATAGTTAACATTAGTGTTGGTAACGTTGCCATGTACTTGCGGTGGCTCTATTTCGCGGTCTTTTTGCTGAGCGTAAAGATTTGTTATATCGCTAAATCCTTTTACTGCGCCACTAACAACACCACCTATACCACCTAAAATGCCGCCACTAGCAAGACCACTAATACCGCTCGCAACTGGCGACATTTTTGCGTTAAAGTTTGCAAGTGCTAGTGTGTTTTTATTTTGTGCAATCCATGCACTGGCAACGTCTGATTTCCACATGCACTGCGGGAAACCATCGTATGTAATAGACTCTAAATAGCTTACACCGTCAATGCCGTTGTAGTCAAACGGTCTAAGTATTACAACGGGCAACGGAGCTTGAGATCCTGTTAGACTAAACCTTACAACATTGTCTTTTCTGTTGCACAACTCAAATTTATACACACCAGTCTTACCCAAATTGTTATCGGCTAATACGTAACAAAAAGGGTAGGTATATAACTTGTTATTTTTTGGCACGTAACCACCGAACGCATTATCTGTATCTATTGTATACTCCACCTCGTCAGTATTGTGGCAAAGCCCTGCTGTCATATACACGTTTAATATTGCATCTATCTTACCTTTTTTATTATATTGATTTATTAAGGTGTTAGCTATTCCTACCATAACACCCTCACCCTCTTCGTCATCAATAATTGTTTGCTTTGCAGCTTGATACACTCCACCGTGCATATATCCATCAACGTCTGTACCGTCTAGTCCCTCTGTCGCTAATATGACAATACCTTTTCGCCCTAAATCAGTTTTCACCGTCTTATTACAACGCAACTCCCCACAATCAATAGATTCGGGTATTACGTTTACACCGTAACCGTCTTCACTTTTCGGAACGTGTTCACGTTCTACAAAGCAAGGCTTCATTTGGCATTTGTAAAAATTGTTTTGAAAAATGTCTAGTTCAAGCCTTATTCTTGTGGAATTGTACGAAAGCCATTCAACCGCTGTCACAAAACAAAAAGTAAACTCTGTTGCATTAGGGTTTTTAAAAGCCATATAATTTATATCAAGTGCTTGAATCTCATTGAGAGGTATTTTTACCTCTAATTCGCCAACTCTTACTGGGGCATATTCTTTATTGAGTGACAATCTACTTGTAACGTCCCACTTTGACAAAGCTTGCAGTAATTGATTGTAACTGTCGTAAAGTCTTACATGCGTGTACCTATTATCCCACGGTACACCACTATAAAATCTGATTTCAGTCGTGGGGTTTCTTCCCACAACTGAAGCTTGATTCGGCAAATTAATCATTTTTTACTACACTCCTTTAGTGTAACCAACCGTTTTTGTGACACCGGAATCAACACGGCTTGTCAGTTTTACAGTAACTGTGCCAGTTTCATTGTCGCCGAAGTGAATAATATTCGTTCCCTCTACAACGTAAGTATCTGAGGAAACAGCACCCGACTGAATAGAAACGTCAATAAGTTTTTCGTGGTATGTCCCAGTTCCGTCAGTCAAAGTGTACTCGATAGAAACGTCTTCACCTTGTTTATACGTTCCACCTTCCGCTGTGATTGTATACCCTTTTTTAACAACTGTGTCTGCTGTGAATACACAAATTGGGTAAAACGGTGAAGCAGAAATTTGCTCAACAACAGTTAGAAAATAATTCCAGTTTAAAGATGTAGCAAGGTTCTGCTCGCTCATTTCCTTAAACTGTTCACGAATCCTAAAGAATCGTAAATCTGCAAGTACACCTTGAATTCCTGCATGCTCAAATTTATCCACAATTACTTTGTGCACACGAATGTCGGCTTTTTCGTTGTCAAACATATACGCTAATGACCGCACTGAAAGCACAGACTCTGTTTCGGGTGTTGTAATCCAAAGTAAATCTGTCGGTGCAGAGAATGACGTTGCACCTGCAATATTGTTTTCCGGAAGTGGGAACGCAAATTTTCCAATTTTCGCCTTAATTGCTGTTAACAGTTCGTCTGCTGTTTCTTGATTTACAACAGGTTTTACTGTAATAGCTGGCAACACCTCTTTGTCATATCCAGTGTCAATTAATCCAACTGTTGCCTTGTATTCATCCCAGTTATATGCGCTGATAGCACTCTCAAGTTTTGCGCTAATCATATCTCTGATACCAAATTCCGACTGGAATGCTGTTCTAAGGTTATCGTAAGATACCGTCACTGGGTACTGCTCCTCAAAATTGACTCTGTGGAATACAGACATGATGTAAGACTGATAAATCTGAAAAGCATTTTCGTAGTTATCCCTAGGGTTGAAGTGTTTTCCTTTAGCAAAATTGATGTAGGTTTCTTCGTCCGTTCTGCCGTATCTCATAGGGTCTTTCTTTGCGATGTTAAACGGATTTCTCCATGCCATACTATCCACAGTCTGCATACCGATTTTCTCGATCATGCTCGGAACTAAGCTATTTCTTGTAGCTTTAAATCTCAGCATGTCGTCATACACTTTTTGTAAATTGTCGGACGTAATAGGGCTAATTCTTGATTGCGCTTCTAAAGATAATTCTTCCCTAGCTGCTTTTAAAATGTTCAAATTGTTTGCTACTGCCATTTTTTATTTTCTCCTTTCTACTCTGTTTCACCGTCAAAGGATAAGTCCTCAAACGTGACTCTTTCTTCCTCTTCTTCAAGTTCCACATTTTCATCTTCTTTTTCGTTGTCTAGCATTTCTAGGAATCTCTCTTTGTATTTCTTGTATAACTCCTCATACTTTGCTTTATAGTTGGTGTCCACATCAGTGTTGATTGATTTTGTGATAGTTGCAATAGCTTCCTCGTGTTCGCCGATGTCAACAGAGTCTAACAACTCTGACAATGCTTCTTTTACTGTCATTGTTTTTTCTCCTTTCCCAATGTTTCACATGAAACATTTATGTCAAAAGTGATAAAATAGATTTAAGGGAATAAGTACATCCAAAAATTATTTTTCTTTTTCTGTGTGTGTGGGGGTTTTGGTGGTATTCCACCGCCACCACCTCGACACGTTAAATAAATAAAGCCTTGAAAAATGGTATAAGCACCCCATTCGTAAGGAGGTTTTAGCTCTTGTGTGTAAAAATACGCTCCACCGTATGCAGAGTTTGACGTAACAATCGTACCATCTTCTCGTATCTCTTCTACGATAGCAACATGCCCACCGTCTCCTGCGTGGCTTCCGCTATACTTCCACACCATAATTGCACCTAGTTCGGGCTTGTCCCCTACTTTTTGATTGTTTGCAACGGCAAAATCGTACCAAGTATCTGCATTTCCAAGCGATGTGACTGGGGGCTTCCCCTCAATCTCGTATCTCCTACCCCATGCATAGCATGTACAGTTCGGCAAACCGTAGCCAGCTTGTGCAAAAGGGTTGTCAGAGTACCAGTATTTATTGCCTTGCATTCCTGCGTCTGTAAGACGTGGCTCTTTGAATCAAGTTCCACCCTCAAACGTGCAGTTATTATAATAATATCTTGATGCTTCTCTCCTACTCTGAACTGTGGCTAATGGGTCAAGTGGTCTTTCAAAATTGTATAAAAAAGCTTCAGCTAAATATTCGGGGGATTCTGTTGACGATTTGAAATCTTCCCACGATAAAGGATAACTAGCTGTCGGGATCCACTGTCCAGTTGCGCTTGTCTCCTCGTCTATCCAAATCATTTGCCCGATAGGGTCTAATCGGTCATAACCGTGTTGGCTTGCCCAATTAATGTATTTGCTTGCGGGTGTCCACTGCACCAGACCAAAACCTCCCGACAGATTTCCAACTAAATTAGACTCCCACGCACCTGGGTTTATGTTACTTTCATGTTGCTGATTTCCTAGCATGCCACAGATTGCTTCGGGTGTCCACCCTGTACCCAGTGACAACAAAAAAGCGATTTCTTCGTTCGCATTGTTCAACATTTCATCTTGTGTTAGGTTAAATGGTCTTTCCCTTACAATCCATGCCATGTTATTCCACCTCGTTTTTACCTTTTAAGTACCCTGTCAACTCTGCAATGACTGTTGTGTTGTTAGTGATTGCTTCTGTCATTTTTTCAAGGTCTTCTTTGTGTTGTTTCCTTAAATTTGTTATCTCGTCGCTGTGTGTGGCTGTAATTGCAGACACTTTACCATCGTTTACTTGTTCCCTATGATAAACATACCACATGCAAGCACCCGAAACAACCACGGAAACACCAAAGTTTTGAATCAGGAAAATAATTTCTTCCATGCGCTTTCTCCTTTCATTTATTATTGTACATAGATGTTTCTTGTTTGTCAACAATAAAATAGAGCAAGAATAAAAAATTCTTGCTCTGTGCCGTAACCTTTAAGGAGCTTACAAGGGGGTACAAGTCCATCATTTAACACAAGCTTCCTGCTTTTTGTGTACGTCGCTAAATGTCATGCTCGCATTCTTTAAGGGGACAAGTATAATATACCACAAAATTTTTTACTAGTCAAGTGTTATTTCAAATGTTCCCTTGATTTTCTTTTTTCCTTGCGGTGTGGTTATTGTTGTGGTGTTTCCACTTGTTCCGTCAGTGTCTTTGCATACGCATTCTAGTATTCCGTCCCATGGATAATTGTAGTACGCTCTATTCGTTACAGACTCATAACCAGTTTGGTCGCCTGCTACGCCGTAGATTCCGCCATTTTCAGAAATGGAAAACTCTGCTAGTAAGTCGGGTATATCTGATACACACAGCGCTGTGTGGTTTGCTTCGTTTAAGTATATGTCGCCCCTTTTTGCAACGAATCCTGTGCTCATAGGATGCCAAACAAAGTTACCAGTGGAACACATTTTTTCTCGCATGTTTCCAGTGTAAGTTGCTCCACCGCAAGAAATTCCTGCCGACTCAAAAGCGGATATAATTCCACTGCTACAATCTCTGTCACCCTGCTCTACCTTGTATACCTTTCCGTTTATTGTGATGTCGCACATACCCTCACCATCCCCCCATCGGTTCCCCTGTGTGTATCCGTGCCAGTCATGTGTGCATAAATGCTCAAATAATTGTGTTGCGATTTCTTTTTTTAACATGTTATTTTTTCTCCTTTCTCAATGTTTCACGTGAAACATTATAAATACGACAGCATATCGAAAACCATATTCTTACATTCTAAATCAGCGAACCGCATGCAACCGCATTCAAAATACTTGCGTAGTGCTTGCACAATATAACCGCTATTATTAATCATGCTAATTCTATCGTCTAAAACATCGTTCACGTTAAAACAAACCTTAATTGGGAATGTTTTGTCGTAGCCTTTTGATATATACATAATGCTTGCGTATCTTCTAGCATTATACCATATTCCATTGTACAATATTGACAAGTAGTATTCGCTAGTGCCTGTTGGCTTTTCGATTAATGCTAAGTTATCGTTTAAATACACGTTTTCACTTGCGTATTTTATATAGCTTGATTTTGCAAATGCTTTAGATACACCCGAATTTTTAATTGCTTCGCTTGCGGACTCGTTCCACGTTCTTTCGTACACCCAGCCGTCACCCTTTAAATATTTTGTATCTTTTTTTAACATTTTATTGATCCCTAATGCGTTGTTATATGGGTTTAAAATGCTAACAGTATTAGACGCCATATATATTGGCACTCTTCTTCTCTGTTCTCCGTCACCCCTTGCCACGGTTGTGTGAATCGACATTAGTTTTCCAACCTCGTCTTGTAAGTATTTGTTGTTTTCCTCTTGGTACTCGTCGAAAAATATGTGTTTAACGTCTACAAACATTGCAGAGTACCTTTTTAATTTGGACGACATTGACAGTGGTACACAATACCCGCAAATGTTACCATCTAAAAGCAAAGCAATAACGGTTCCGTTTAATAAAGTTTTTTCTGTCATATTGTGGTTGCTATAAAAAATTCTCCCGATGTCTCTAAAAAATGTATCCGCACAATTTGATAAGTCTGTTTTGCAACGATATATAACAATAAACTTGTTTATGTCTTCATGCTTTAAATAGTAATTTATCAAATGCCTTTTGTAAAATACAGATTTTCCTGCTGTTCTGTTACCCTCTGTTATGTATATTTCGGGTAACTCTCTATTCCTATCTTTTAGGGATAGCAAGTAATTCCCATCATAGTATTTACACATTTTCACCTCTATTATAAAAACCCCACAATATGCGGGGTTGAAATTTATACTAAATTACAGGTTATGAAGCTTTTCCCTTTAAAGTTTTTAGATGGTGCTTTGTACACCTTGATTGTTACTTCGTTTTCAAGCCCCTCGTTTTTCATCTCTTCGTAAATGTCTTCAAACTGTCTAAACAGTGTTTCGGATCCCGATACGTAGCCTTGACCGTTCTTGTCAATGTATACCTGCTTGTAATACTCTGGGTTGTCTGATTTGTCGTTTTCAACGTGGACGGTTGCAACATAGTCAATATCAATTAATACCGAATCGTTTTCTGTGGCTTCGTCTAACTGGATAAAATCGCTAAAATTTTTAAGTCTGATTTTTTCTCTTGCGCTAACCTCTTTAGTTGCTTTTACTACTTTTGCTTTGTATGCCATTTTCTTTTTTTCTCCTTTTCCTATACCTTTTTTTATTTCTTCACTACATTTCGATGATTTCTTCGCTTACAACTGTTGAATGCACCATAAAGTCTTCCTCTGTGATTTTTCTAACAGTTTTGACGAACTGAATGCTTTTAATATCGATTAAAGCATCCTTGTTTTCTTTAGAAAGAAGCAATTCAGCTTTTTCTTTAGAATCACATTTCACAAATTTCTGTTCTAATGTTTCTGTTTCAATCCCGTTTTCATTTTTTCTAAAAATGTCAAATGTTACAACGGCTGTGATAATAGTTCTTGTCATTGTGTTCTCCTTTCTGTCCTTGTTTTCCTTACAAGTATATAGTATCACACTGTGACTTTTTTGTCGACAGATTTTCGCAAATTAAAGGTTTTATTTTTTAGTAATATTCCACCCTCTATACGTGTTGCTTTTAAGTTACAGTCCTCTAACTGCAATCCTATTTCTAAGTCTGTTATTTTGTAGCCACGTTCAATAAATGCTTCTTTTGCGCCTTTCCCCATTCCTGCACATTTCAAGTCTAAGTATGGTTTTTCTACTGGAATATGATTTTCTGCTATAACATGTTCAGCATAAACTTTTTGCCGTAAGTAATAAGCTTCATCGAACATACATTCTTGTTTCCAACAGCAAAAAGCTGTGTTATGCTCTACTACCATGTTAGCAGGTTCTTGACCAACTAAGTGGATTGAGTCGGTGTCTGCATAGCAAAAGCGATCAACATTTGCCAGTGCGTGGCGAATCGTGAAGTTTCTCGCATATGACGTTATCGCACTACCGCAAGGGATGTATCCAACCTGCTTGTTATGTTCTTCGTGCAATGTAAACTTTACAACACCGTTTTCGTCTAAATAAGGTACTTTATACGATGAATTGTCAGAACTTGCAAGTTTGCCACATAGGTTATTCAAAAATAGCTTGGCGAGTGTTCTAAGAAAGCCAGTGTTGTTTTCTTTCATGCTTCGATATAGGTTTATATATTCGTCAAAAATTCCTTTAAGGCTATGAAAATAGCAACCGTCTATCCACTCAAAATCATATACATCGTATGTGTCAAAAAATAACTTTAAATCTACACATGTCATTGTTATAGTTGTTATTGTGTCTTTTATTACACCATTGTCGTTGTAATATCTATAATATTTACCTTTTACACGAACGTCTGTCGTTGTTAAGTTTTCATTTGCCTTATATAACCAACTCCCTCTTATATGCACCCACGGTAACGCATTTTCTTTTAGTTTAAAGCGACATTTAAATCTTACAAAATAATAATACTTTGTTATATCGTCTAATTTTTCGTGTGGTTTTCCTGCAAAATACTGTGGCTTGCCTACTGGATAATAATTTCCCGACTCACTAGACATCATAGAAGGGTATAAGCTGTTAACATCGTATACAACACCATTTATTACAGGCTTACTTGCATATTTCGTGTTGACGTAACACCAGCCCCCTGCAAAGCTTTTATGTACATATTCCCATGCATTCATACCGCAAGGGAAATCTACTTCCCTTAAATCGGGGAATAGGTTTTCGTAATCTTTTTTATCGTATGTGTTTTTAAATTCGTGCATGCAACAAGACCCGATTGTAAGTTTACTGTGCCCCTCGTCAAACATTTTTTCAAGGGCTTCTTTTAAAACTAAAACGTCATTTTTTATATACTCTTTTTCCTCGTCCGTTATGGTGCAATATGCGTAACGCAAGCCCTCATATTCCATAGACAGCTTGCGGTGTTTAGTATTAAAGGCTTTCCCCATTGCTTCAAGTGATGTCGGAATCAGTTTCAAGCTGTTTCTTATTTCTACTATTCGATTATATTTTTTTATCTTCAACGTGTACCAACTACCCATATCTGATATACTAGTTTGGAAATCCCCATTCACCATTTCTTTATCTTTTTCAACGTGAACATGCGTGAATCCATTTTTTAGCAGAAAGTCTACTATGAACGACCCATCAAAAGCAAGGTTGTGAAAATATATAATATTGTTACCTTTTTGTGATAGAACAAAGTCAATGAAATCTCTGATAGACTGGTGGATATACACTGTTTCAGATTTATCATAAAGCTGTACACAAGCACTTGCCCACACTTCTGTTTTTGTCTGCTCACCTAAATTTTTTTCTATTTCTTTGCCCCATACAGTTGTTTCAAAATCTGCTGCCCAGTACGTTACCAGTTTTTGCCTTGCCACGGTGTATCATTCCTTTTCTATATTATCAGTTACTAGTTCTATAAAGCGGATATAATCGGGGGACGTTGGAAGCCATTGCATTAAGTTTTGAATCTCTTTAAATTTCGAGAATACAACTTCTTCCCTAGAATCTAAAGGGTCGGGGTATATGTCGGGGTATTTCTTTAAACCGTATAAAAATGCTGTTTTATCCTTACGGATTAAAAACTCACCACGTTCCCTTATTAATTCTCTAATTCTAGGGTGACAATTATTTACAAGGTCATTCCATCTTTCCTCTAGTATGTCAATGTCGTTGGCCACCTGCTCTTGCTTTTTTAACTCTTCAATGAGTTCTTTGTTTTTTCTTTGTGTTGCTTGCTTTTCTTTTTTGCGTGATATTGCTTCACCAGTGACAAGGTCTATAATTTCATGCGCTTGTTTGATTGCTGTCCCAGTCTGTTGCCTTAGTTTTTCAATAGATGACCTTTTCGGCTGTTTTAATAACGGTAACGGCTCCACGTTGTATCCTAGATTTTGATAGTATCTTACTCTTGCAAGATATTTTTTTCGCTCGTTTGCATATTCCCTTTGTAGTTTAGTCTTTTTGACTGTCATATGTTACACCGCCTTTTTGATTAAAATGCCATTTTCTACCCGTTCAATTTTTACTTTTTTATCGAGTGGCGAAATACCTAAATCCCTCAGCATAAACTGCGGGATTGATAACCTTGTGGTGTATGAACCGTTTGCTTGTTTGGTGTACATTACGTTGTACACGCCGTTGTTGTTTGGCTTTCTCATTTAAAATTATCTCCTTTCTAACACAACTTTAAATCCATTGATTTCTACACTAATCTCTGATACTATTGATAATAACAAACTTGGTGTCTTTTGCGATCTCCATTCACCTGCTGTCATTGTTGCCCTAAAACTTCCCCGCTTGTACTCTTTGTATACAGTTATGTCGACTGACTCCCTTGTGATTGCCAGTAATTCGTAAAATGTCATGATTCTTTCTCCCTTCTTAATTTCTATAATCATTATACCACACGTTTTTTACCTTGTCAATAATAAAGTGCAAAATATTTCATTTGGGAAAGTGCAAGAAATCGAGAAAACGAAAGCC